CAACTGGTTGTTCTACCAGATGCTGGTCGGCGACAAGGCTGACAACATTCCCGGTATCAGGGGTGTGGGTGACGTGACCACCCGTAAGTGGTTCGACGCCGTAGACAACGACACCGATGCAGTTCGTGAAATTGTCAAGGCACAGTACCAGAAGCATTACGGATCCGATTGGGAGAAAGCCTACCAAGAGGTAGGTACCTTGCTGTGGATCCTACGTAAGCCAGAAGAACTGGATAAGGGATGCCCTCTACTATGATCATTGCAGGAACGGGGCATCGCCCCGATAAGCTCGGAGGTTACACCGAAGAGGTCCATGAAAAGCTAGTAGCTCTAGCCACCGATTGGTTGGTAGAGAATCCACTAGTAACTACCGTCATTGCTGGCGGTGCCCTCGGATGGGACACAGCTCTAGCCGAAGCAGCTATTCGCCTAAAGCGGTATCTGATTCTGGCCCTGCCCTTCTCTGGATTTGAGGACAGGTGGCCGTCTGGATCCAAGGCTAGGTTGTACGCTCATATGGCTCAGGCCGATGAGCACTACTTCGTGCGAGAAGCTGGCTACGCCGCGTGGAAGATGCAGGAACGGAACAAGTGGATGATCGATCACTGCGACGAAGTGCTGGCCCTGTGGAATGGTACCTCCGGAGGCACAAGCAACTGCATTGCCTACGCTAACAAGGTAGGGAAACCAATCAACAATCTATGGGAGAAGTACGAATGAAATACTGGGTCGATCCGCCCTCGGGGTGGAAATATGGGTTCCCCATGATCTACGACACGGAGACTGACGGAGACTTGTCTGACTTCCTGGAGAAGAACGGAGTCCCGAAAGAACTTAAAGATTTTCCAGTCCGGATGTGGGAGGTAAAGTAATGTTCAAGACAATTCATGAGTGTGGGCTGGAGCTAGTAGCTCACACTACCGGAGTTCAAAGAGATTTTGAAATAGACGGCATGGTCTGCTGCGAGTATCCAGATGTAGATATGATGCCAGTCCGGGCAGCAAGAGCTAGCTTCGGTAAGCAAGATAAGACCGGCGAGAAGCCGGAAGCAGATATCAAGCTGATGCATTTCCTAGCGGAACATCAGCACATGACCCCATTCGAGTATCAACATGCAACGTTTCTTATTGAGTGTCCTCTGTTCATCCGTAGTCAGATTCACCGCCACCGCACTTTTGCGTACAATGAAATCAGCCGACGCTATACGTCGGAGAACCTAGAGTTCTGGATTCCGGACAAGTTCAGAGGGCAGTCTACGAATAACAAGCAGGCCAGCTCGGAGGAAGTAATCACGCAGCTAAATGCAACAGCTACTTTTGAGCATCCTTTTGATGCAAAACCAGTCAACCCTATGTGGTTATGGGAAACAGTGATTCGATGCACTCTAAACGAATACCAACTTATGGTAGACAGCGGGGTTGCACGAGAGATAGCCCGCGGCATTCTACCACAGTCCCTGTTGACAAGATTCTACATGGGGGGTAAAAGTTGCCCCGTTAGCTGGTAACAGCTAAATGTGAACTTTTCTAATTGCTGGAAGTCTAAGTAGTATCTGTGCTCATGGGAGGATACTATATGATAATCAGCAGCGAAGCCTTGAATAAGTTTGAAACTAAACGTAATGATCGTATTGGAGAGAGGCACGGAGCCTTAACCATTAAAGAGTACCTGTCTAGAAAAGATGGTTACTTAGTGGAGTGTGACTGCGGTAATACTCTAAGCGTTAAGTATTACCGGCTACAGCGTGGAGTTACCCGTAGCTGTAGAGAATGTTTTGTGTCTAAGTCAGCAGGAAGGCCAGTTCTTCCTGACAGCTTGGGAGCTAAGCGTGCTGTGATGACACAGTACAGGATAGAAGCTAAGCGTAGGGGATTAGAGTTTTCTCTAAGCGAGGTGGATTTCTGTTCTCTTATAGTTAAAGACTGTACGTATTGTGGTGTTCGGCCCTCTACTAAAATTACGATTACTACTAGCTCTGCCCACGATGATTTTCGGTATAACGGTGTTGATCGTGTGGACAGCTCTAAGGGATACACTACTGACAACTGTGTTACCTGCTGTAAGCAGTGTAACTTCGCTAAGCTAGATTACGATTTAGCTAGCTGGCTAACTTGGGTAGAACGTATCTATAAGTTTCAGAAAGAAAAAGGAACGTTCAACGACTAGAGCATCCTGCTCGTACGTCCAAGCGGACGGAAATGGAAAGCATCCCTATGGGATGGTGATATAGTCTGATCTTATGGGAAACCATAAGCTGCCATAAGGCGGGTCAGAGGGTAGCGTACCTGACCGAACACAATGAACCTGCGCAACTGGGCCCACTTCATTGAGCTGCGTCGTGATGCTCACGCCCAGTACGAAGTACAGGTAGTAGCTAATCGGATAGCTGACAAGCTACGCGAGCTATGGCCCGAGAGCTGCAATGCCCTCGGTATTTAACATGGAGGCCCCTATTGGCGAGAGCTAGAAGTAAATGGCGTAAGTCACATGGAGACTTGACCCTTCGTTCCAATCTGGAGAAGAAAGTAGCTACGTTCTTAGACGAGCATTCTGCTGCAGGATATGGCTACGAAGATCAGGTACTCCACTACGTGGTGCCAGAATCGAAACACAAGTACACCCCAGACTTCACCTTACCTAATGGCATCATCGTCGAGGTAAAGGGCAGGCTCACGGCAGCAGACAGGAAGAAGATGCTGCTCGTTAGAGAACATAATCCCGACAAGGATATCCGGTTTCTCTTTGCAGTTGACAACAAGATCAGCAAGTCGAGCAAGACTACCTATGGTAGTTGGGCAGAGAAGAAGGGGTTCAAGTACCATGTAAGTAAGGACGGGAAGCTTCCCGCCCAGTGGCTCACGGAAAGAAAGCCACGCTCAACAAAAAGGAAAACTAAATAATGAATCGAGTCGAAAACCCTTACACCGCAACGTTCACCATGAAGCAGCACGGCCTAGATGGCGGCGTCGAAGTTGATCTAGTGTTCGATCCCAAGATCGAAGTCGATCAGGAAGTAGCCCCAGCTATCTACGAGTTCATGAGCCGGATCGTCCTTAACTTTATTGCGCAGATCGAGGCTATGCAAGCGGGTCTTGTATCAGACAGCGCAGACGAATTGCATAACGTTCTCACCCTTGACCTGAGCCATTCGGACCGAACCATTAACTAAGAGGCTTTATGTCTAAGCGTATCTTCATCATCCCTGATACCCAGTGTCAGCCCGGCCAGCCTATCCAGCATCTACGCTGGGTAGGTCAGGCCATTAAGCGTTACAAGCCAGATTATGTGGTCCACCTAGGTGACCATTGGGATTTCCCGAGTCTGTCAACTTGGTCCGCACTAGGATCAAAGGATAAAGAGAATGCAAGAATCTATGCTGATATCAAAATTGGTAATGACGGCATGGATCTACTCGAAGAAGGAATGGATGGTTTCAAACCCCAGCGTAAAATCCTACTTCGCGGCAACCATGAACACCGCTTACAACGTTATATCAATTCCGACCCCCGTCTGGCAGGGGTGCTTGACTGGCATCTCCTGAACGATACCGACAACGGCTGGGAGGTAGTCCCCTACTTCCATGGTAGTCCGGGTCACATTAGCCTAGAGGGTGTAACCTTTGCCCACTACTTTGCTAACCCAATGACCAGCAAACCTATTGCAGGTAGCATCCAGAACCGACTCAACAAGATTGGCACCAGCTTCGTGCAGGGTCACCAGCAGGGTCTGTTTCAAGGTAATCTCCAGTTCGCTACGGGTAGGATCCAGCACGGCATCGTAGCCGGCTCGTGCTATCTACATGACGAAGATTACAAGGGTATGGCTAACGCACACTGGCGTGGTGTTGTGGTATTGAATGAAGTACGCAACGGCCAGTTCTGTGAGATGCCTCTGACCCTGGATTATCTGTGCCGAGAGTACGAGGGTATGGCCCTAAACCGCTACCTACAGCGTAACTTCAAGCGCGCAAAAGAGAGGTTCACACTTGCCAATGTTACTTAACAACTCCAAGATGTTCATCGATAAGATCGTGGAGAATCTCATGAAGCTACCCGCCACGCAGAGGCGTATGGCTGTTCGTGAGTTTCATCCCGACGCACAGGAGAAGATTAATCAAGGTCTAGCTGCCAGACTAGTAGCCGACCTACAGACACGAGGGTTCAAGCTATGATCGATCGTGTAGTTATCGGAGAGACTGTAATCATGGGAGACTTCGATAAGATGCTTAATGCGGTCGGGGGCCACTGTCTACGGATGGGCCCCGGCGGTAGCATTGAAGTCCTCATCAAGAACGCGGATGAGGGTGAGTGGCTGTTCTATGCAGAAGCTCCCCTGGTTCAGGTAACTGGTACACCATCCCGCACTCGACGTAACTGAGCAAACTGCAGGCAAAAAGAAACCCCGCTTCTCCGATTTCCCGGAGGGCGGGGTTTTTTCATGGGCGCTTTACAGCATATTCGTCCCAACACTTTCGCAGTAGATCGTAGGAGCTTAGCAAGCTAGGGTACTTGACGATAGCTGCTGCCTGCCACTGTCTAAAGGCTAGGTCCTGTTGAGCAGGATCCTTTAACCTAGGTGGCGCCGGAAGCGTGTACTCGTCCCGCTTGATGAAGGCCTCACTAGAGCAAAGCATTGGTTCAGGATTTAGGAGCGGTCCTTTTGGCAAGCTCTTCGTAGAGCCTAAGCTCTTGCACGCTGGGAGCGCAAGCAGCATTAGCAGCACGAGCAAGTATCGCTTCATTTAGATCTCCTTTGATTTCGTTCAGTTCAGCCTTAAGCTTTGCAGCCTCAGCTGTATCCTTACCGATAGTGTCTAGACGTTGAGTGATTCTCTTTTCTCGAATCTCTAGCTCTCTTACCAGTGTGGTTCTCTGTTGGATTACTTCTGTCTTGAGTTCAGCAATGTCTTCTGCCGTCTTACGGGCTTCTCCATTGTTGACGCCCTCTCGGTAGGACCAGCCAATAGCAACCACAAGAATCATCGCATACACGAGGAATTTGTAGAACATTAGAGGCGGGTTCCAACCCTTGACTGTTGCCACGATTGATTTCCACATAGTCTTATCCTTTGAATATTGTCAGGATCTGATCCTTCATCGTAATGAAGAATGCCCACAGACACGAGGCTATGAAAAGGAAAGCTCCTAGCTTAGATTCCCACTTGGTAATCTTGTTTACTAGGCCGTCTACCTTTAGATTAGTGTCAATCAGGTTCTGTTCCATCTTCTTGATGGTTTCGACCTGGGCTCTCTTCATCTCTACGATATCTCGCTCGAGCTTGTCTAGAGTATCGCCCCGGTGTTCAGAACTGGCACGCATCTCGCCCATGAACTCATACAACTTCTTTAGTGTATCATCATCTTGTCTACGATCCATAGCCATCCTTTAAAACTCGTAAGCTCTTCCAAGGATGTCGGCCCCGGACTGTCTCTCTCCCCTGGCTAGGTCCGCCAGTTTCATTGCTTCTAGAGCCTTCTGGCCTGCATCGTCGAATTGAATGCTACCATCCGCCGCCCTGTAGTACCCGCCAATACTCGTAGCCCCGCC